CCCAATCTCTCATAGCCCGAAAATCTTCTTGACGAATTCGGCAGCCACACCTGGTCCAAGCAAAACGGCCAAGATCACCGCATAAAGCAGATATTCAATCTTGGTCATGCGCTTGGAGCCTGACTCAAAACTCTTTTGAATGGCCTCATACCTGTGGGCACAGACTTGCTCATGTGTGGTCAATCTGGCATCTGTCGCGTCAATCGTGCTCATGGTACTGCTGCCCAAATATCAAGGGGTGGTGGTGTTGTTCGTGGTGGTCACGGTATCCGTGCTGGTCACCACAGTTGGAGTAGCCGTATTGTCAGTAATGCTGCCACCAGCAAGGCGACCACTGTTGCCAGAGTTTGACCCACTGTTTGCTCCAATCGAGTAAGTTCCTGAACCGATTACACCAGTGCCACTGATCGTCATGTTGGCCGCTGGCGCTTGAATCTGCGAGGCGATGCCCACGAACGCTGCGTTGGTGCTGACACCCAGAGCTGTTGCGTTGTCGGACTGGCGCATACCCAAGCTGGTCTGCTTGTTGATGGTGTAGATTTGGCCGACAGTTGGCAAAAGCAAGCCTGTCCACTGCATGGCGTAGTCGGCCCACGACTTGGGGGCGTTGATCTGCGCGTTCTGCTGACCACCACCCATTTGCAGGGACATGACAGCAGCAACCTTGGCCGTGGTGTCGCCCTGTCGGGCAATGTCGGCAAGAGCTTGGAACCGTGCTGTCTGGGCCGCTGCTTGGGCTTTGTGGGCGTCAGCATAAGCTTGGTACTCGGCAGTGGCGCAGCCTGTCAGGGACAGGGCACAGAGAAGTGTGGCGATCAGTTTCATGCGGTTTCTCCAGAAGTTCTGCGGGCAAACGATTCTTCGGCCCCGGCAGGGATCATGTCTGGAGACACAATGCTGCCGCCGAGTACGGCGCTGTCGGTGGTGTGTAAGCAAACGCAAACAGTCCCAGCTTCTTGCGCGACTAACTCGTGTTCCAACTCCGCCGCAATCCAAATGAGCTGCGGGGCCTTAAAAACAGTTTCCTTGCCACGACACCGCACCAAAACGGAACCGTGTGCCACAAGGGTTGCGTGGTCAAATTGATGGGTATGACCAACTTCAGTGTCCCCAACATTTTCAAAGGACATCATGCGAGTAAACAACCCGTGCACATGCGCAATCTTTACCGCTGGGTAGGCCATTTTAAATTTCCGTAACCGTAATTTCAGTTGGAGGCTCTGGAGGTGGGGGCAATGGAATCCATGCATTGTTTGCAGCATCGTATCGGCAATTCAAAGGAGCGCCAGTGTTGTACTGCTCTTCGGTGATTGGGATCATGTTTGCAGCGGTCACAGGCCCGCTTAATTGAGAAATTCCAACCGTGATGTTTTCCGAATTTATTTGTGCGTAATAAAAGCTCATAATTTTTCCTTAGTTTGCCTCAGCAATTTGCCAACGACCAACGATGCGAGGTGTTCCGTAAGATATGCTATATGCGTTCTGAGTCCCGAGTCGAAGATTTGTGCCAGAGGTAAGTCTGCTGGTAACTGGCGAAGAGTCGTAGGCACTTCTTGCGTTAGAAGAGTAAAGTGAAATATTAAGGCCTGTGTTTGTAAAAGCTCCTTGAAACGCTGAAATTGCTTTTGCCGTGTTTACAGAACTTACAGTAACGTCTGCATATCTTGAATCTTCAGAAAAAGTAGTGCCATCCGAGGTGCCAGTATTTACATACCCCGTCTGAAAACTTTTTAAACCTCCGCCAGCAAACGGCGCAAATTGCGATAGTGTGCTCATATCATCAGTCCTTTCTTGACTTGTTGATTTTCAAATCTTGCGTGACAACCCAGCCCGTGGATGTCGTTGTGTAGACCAGCGCAAACACTTGGTTCTTCAGGTCACACGTCAGGTGTTCTCCCATACCCATGATCTTGTTGCCGTTGCGGTGGATCACCAGCGGGCTGGCTTCCCAGCTTGAGAACTTGTCCTGTACGATGATCTTGAACCCATCATGCGGCTTGGCTGGAAGCACCAAAACACAGGACTGATCCGTGGTGTCAACGCAGTGGAGGAAGCCATCACGGGCGTGCTCCACGTTGTGCGCTGGGGCCAACCGTTCACCAGTCAGCCAGCCTTCAAAATTGTAGGTTGTGGTCATGGCGCAAGCACCCATCCACGGGTAGCGTCGGTAAACGTCAAAGTCATGCCAGCGTTCAAGCTGTCAACCGTCATGTTTTCGGCCAAGCCCATGATGTTTTGGCTGTTGCGTGCAATGACTGAGGTCAAAGTTCCGCTTCTGTTGCTGAACGCCACCCAATCGCCAGCAGCAGGAGATGCTGGCAGCGTCAGCGTGAGCGAGGCCGTAAACACATACGTGCGCGAGGCCACTGCGGTAGTGCTGGTGCTGATGACTTGCACGTTTTGCGTGATGACGGGCTGTGGAAGGGGAAGGCCAGTCAGAGTGGTCTGCCCTGTGCCGCCGTTGGCCGCAGCCAAAGTGCCCGCAAGTGTGATGGTGCCCGACGAGGTGATGGGACCACCAGAAGTGGTCAGGCCGGTCGTGCCGCCAGACACCGCAACCGAAGTCACTGTGCCTGTGCCCGGCGTAACCGTGGAGGCAATGGTGATACCGCCTGCGGAGTTGGTCACCGTAATGCCGGAGCCAGCCGTCAGTGTTGCGCGGGTAAATCCGGTGCCGTTGCCGATGTCCAACTGACCGTTGGACGGGGTGGATGAAAGCCCGGTGCCGCCGTTGGCCACAGGCAGTGTGCCGGTGACGCCAGTGGTCAACGGCAATCCTGTGGCGTTGGTAAGCGTTGCAGATGATGGCGTACCCAATGCAGGAGTAACCAGTGTCGGGCTGTTTGACAGCACGTTACTGCCGGAACCTGTAGAGGTGCCAACACCCGTGCCGCCTTTAGAAACCTTCAGAACTGGACCCGCATCAAACAATCCATCAATGGTGTCCAGATCGGTGTTGATCTTGGTGCCCCATGTGTCTGTGGACGCGCCCACCTCGGGCTTGGTCAGTAATAGGTTGGTCGTTGTGGAGTCAGCCATTTTTCACCTCATGCGGCAATTTGCCAAGTTTCTGAATTATCAGCGATTGGTGTCCAGCTTTCAGTGGTGTCACCAATTGCATTCCAAGTTTCTGCCGTGTCTGCCTCTGCAATCCATTTCAAATTGCCAGACACCGACATGCCGGACACACCAGCAAACAGCAGCAACCCACGCTGCACCCTAGTGGCGCTGATGGCCATGCTGGACTCAGCCGCAATCAGCACAGCCTGGTTGATGATCACGCTGGTGCTGACCGACACCGTGCTGGAGGCTGCCACCGAGAATGACGCATCCTCGACCACATTGGCGGCCACGGCCACACTGCTGGCAGACGAAACAGAAAACGCACCAAAGGCGGTGCGTTTTGCATCAACCACCACAGCACTGGTGGCCGAAAACGTAACCGCCCCAAGGCTTACGCCGTAGGAATAATTGCCTTCACCGTATGGGCCAAGACCGTATGCAGCCATGTCATGTCAGGGTAACGTCAAGGTCGCCAGTAGGAATGCGCAGCACATCGCCATCGTTGATGGTGCGTGCCGTACTCAGCGCCGCCCAGGCCAGCATGTTGCCGCTGGTCGATGCGTCAAAAATCGCAGCCCAGCCGATGGACCCCCAATTGCCTCCCGATGCAGCAGCAAACTCAATCGCCGCTGCGTTGGTGGCCGTGGTGGGGCTGGTGCCCGACACGCTGATCGTGCCAGTAGCCACTCGGGCGTAGCCGTTGCCGGACACCTCAGTGCCACCACCCGTGTCAGAGGGTGCAGCCGTGAACAGGCCCACATACCAAGCTGTCGGACGGGTAGCTGAACCAGTGGTCAGCAGCCAAGTCAGCACCAGGTTTTCTGTGTAGTCGGTAAAAGATGACATGTCCGGTCCTTATCCAAAAGTTTTTGCTCTGGTCAACAGCGCACCGCCTGATGTTGCACCACGATCGTCTGCTGTGCGCAGGTCATTCAATGCACGCTCGTACAGCGTTGCCCATGTCTGAATTCTCGCATCGTCTTGCAAGTAAGGCGCAGCTTGCAGCAGCGCACCGTACAGATAAATGTCAGGGCTGGAGGTCAAAAGCCAATTGCTGGCCACAGTGCTTGATAACTTCGTCAACTTTGCAAAATAGATCAACTCGGCTGTGTAGGCGGCATCGGGTGTTGGGCTGATGCGGAATTGGCCACCGACCACGCTGAAGAATCTTGGCCGGCCACTGGCCGTGTAATGCGAACGTGCAGCATCCATGTCATCAATCGACAAAAACGCCAAAGGGGTCAGGGGGTTGGTGCTGGTCAGCTTCAGCGACTTGGTTTCCAAAAAGTCA